GACCATCATCCCCATGTACGTCACCCCTCTGACGATAGGAGACCCGGCATGGCTGAGCAGCCGGAAGAGCCGGCCGGGTGGCTGGTCCTGGACCCGGACGGCAACGTGGTCGACTCCGGGCCGCAGACCGTACTGGAAGCGTCCGCGGACGCAGGCGAGGAGACGTAGATGGCGGCTATCGACCAGGCCCTCGTGTCGATCCTGCTGAACGGGCTGACCCCGACCGGCGCGGCGGGCATCCCCGGCACCGCGATCGGCACCCCGGTCGGCACGTCGGCGATGAGGATCCGGCTCAACAGCACGCTGAGCACGGCGTCCGCGGCGGGCACGGAACTGTCCACCCAGACGTCCGGTTACACCAACGGCACCGGCTGGTCGTCGCTCGGCCAGTCGACCGCTTCGTCGTCCGGTTCCGCGGTGGGGGTCCCGCTCACCACCCAGTCTTTCGTGTCGAACGGGTCCCCTACCGCGGTCGTCAGCTTCGACCTGACCGGCAGCGCGGCGCAGCGGGGATTCTGGGGGCCGTTCAACGCCCAGCCGGTCAACGTCGGGTCCGGGAACACGTTCCAGGTAGTGGGCGGAAGCGGCGCCGCTGCCGGCATCCAGATCTCGCTGACGTAAGGTAGCCGGCCCGGTGTCCTGGTCGGTCCTCCAGTCGAACTCGGCGAACAGCACCAGCGGCTCGACCCCGGGCGTCGCGTACACCACCGCGAACCTGTCCTCCGGCACGGTGCTGATATGCGCCGTGTCCTGCTTCAACGCGAAGACCAACAGCGTCACGGACGCCTCCGCGAACTCGTTCACCAAGATCGGCGCCGTCCTGCTCGGCGGCAGCGAATCCAACGGGGAAACCTCGCTGTGGGCGATCGCAACCCCGGCCGGGGACGTGGGCGCCAAGCCGGTGATCACCGCGCACCTCGACAACAGCAGCGCCGGCGTCGGCATCCTCATCCAGGAAGTCTCCGGCATCCTGGCCACTGCCGACGGGACCGCCGGGACGTCGACGGCGGCGACCGGCACCAACACCAGCCCGTCATACTCCTCGACCGCGGCGGGCGAGTACCTGGTCGCCGCCGGCGGCGACAACGGCGGCCCCGAGACCATGACCCAGCTCGGGTCCGGTTACACCGCCGACGCGAAGAACCTGAACAACAACAGCGCCGCCAACATCCTCGTCGACTACAAGAACTCCAGCGGAGGTTCGGAGTCTGACGGGTGGAGCAGCGGCGTCATCTCGGCCGGCTTCGCCGGTGCCGTCCTCGTCGCATTCCAGCTGGCCGGCACCCTCTCCGGCCCGAACTCCCCGTCCACGGGCACGGACCTGGGCGGCGGCACCGGCAGCTGGTCAAACCCGGGCAACATCACCGCCGATGACGGGTCGGCCGCTACCTGGGCGGTGGTATGAGTGGCAACGGTCACCCACGCCACTACCGCCCTGTGGAACACGACAGCCGGCACGGCGACCAACAAGAACGTCACCGCCACCCCGGCCGCTAATGACCTGATCGTCGTGATCGCGGCATCCTCCGGGCTGACTGGCGGCACGACAGCGGTCACGGACAACAACTCAGACGGCCTCGGCACGTACACGCAGGCCGACGCGGACCGGACCGGGTTCTCCACTACAGGCGTGCTGACCCTCTGGGTGCGGAACGCGCTTGTCGGCTCCGCCACCAGCACCGTGTTCACCGCCGCCCAGAACGGCTCGTCCGGCGGCGGCCTGGACGTCTTCCGCATCAGCGGGATGACCCTCACCGGAGCCTCGGCCGTCCGGCAGAGCGCGGGCCAGTCCAGCGGCACCTCCGGCACCACGCCCGCGCCGGTCCTGGGGTCGGCCGCGCTGACCGGCAACCCCATGATCGGGGCGGTCGCCAACGGCACCAGCGCGGCCACGCTCACCCCGCGCACATCCTGGACCGAGGCCACCGACCTCGGCTACTCCACGCCGACCACCGGGCTGGAGACCATGTTCCGGTCCTCGGGCGAGACCGGCACCACGATGACGTGGGGCAGCACGTCCGGCAGCACGTTCGCCAGCGTGGCAGCCGAATTCGACACGTCGGTCCCGGAGACCAGCCCCCAGCTTGAGGCGTCCGGGTTCGGCACGTTCAGCGGGGTCGGGTCCGGCGACACGATCAACTCGGTTACCGCCACCGTCAACCAGTGGCAGTCCAGCGCCTCATTCGCCGCCCCGGTTTACCAGCTCTGGGACGGGACCAGCGGCCAGATCGGCGCCGACGCCACCGGCACGGCCTCCACGTCCACGTCGAACACGGACAGTCCGTCCTGGACCGGCGTCACCTACTCCCAGCTCGCCACCCTCCGGTTCCGGATCACCGCCCACTCCGGCGCGGCGGCGTCCGGGGCCACCCAGTCTGTCGACTGGGTGGGCCTGACGGTCAACTACACGCCGTCAACCACCGCTTCCGGTACCGCCAGCGCGGCGGGGGCGGCCGCTGCCACGGCCCAGGCCACCCAGGCGGCGGGCGCGGCGGGCGCGGGCGCGGGATCGGTCACGGCGAAAGCCACCCAGATCTCCGGCGCGGCCGCCGCGGGTGCCGGGGCGGCCGCCGCGAAAGCCACCCAGACCGCGGGCGCATCCCCGGCTGGCGCGGGTGCCGTCACTGACGTCGCGACGCAGGCCGCCGGGGCGTCAGCCGCCGGCGCCGGGTCTGTCACCGACGTCGCCACCCAGATCGTCACCGGGACGGCAGCCGGGGCTGGCGCGGCCGCCGCTAAAGCCGTCCAGGCCGCCACCGCGGCCGCGGCCGGTGCCGGGTCTGTCACTGACGTAGCGACGCAGATCGCCACGGCCGCGGCAGCTGGCGCCGGGTCAGTCACAGCGGCCGGGGCGGTGTCGGGCTCGTCCACCGCCTCAGCGGCCGGTGCCGGGTCTGCCGCCGCGGTTGTCACGCAGATCGCGCCCGCCACGGCGGCCGGTGCGGGCGCTGTCACGGCAGCTGTCACGCAGGCCGCTACGGCGGCCGCTGCGGGTGCCGGGGCCGCGTCCGCTGTCGCTACCCAGGCCGTCACCTCGGCGGCGGCTGGCGCGGCCTCGGTCACGGATGTAGTCACCCAGATCGCTATCGCGTCCGCTGCTGGCGCGGGTTCGGTCACAGCGGCGGGCAGCGTCACCGGAGCCGGGGCAACCGCCTCAGCGGCCGGGGCAGCCGCTGTTACCGCGGTGGCCACCCAGATCGCCCCGGCCGCCGGCACTGGTGCCGGGTCGGTCACTGACGTAGCAACCCAGGCCGCGAAGGCAACCACCGCCGGGGCTGCCTCGGTCACCGCAGCCGGGCAGATCACCGGCACCGCGAACGTGGCCGGCGCGGCCGCGGCCGCCGGCAAGGCCGCCCAGGCAGTCCCCGCCCAGGCAGCCGGGGCCGGGGTCCTGTCCGCGCTGGCCGCCCAGCGGGCCACCGCCGTCCTGACCGCAGCCGGGGCCGTCACCGCGGCCGCGACCAGCACGGCCCCCGTCACGTACGGGACCGCCCGGCAGGGCGTCCTGGCCATCCCCGCCGCCATCGCGGGACTGGCTGCGGCCGCGCACGCGGAAGCCGGGACCGGGACCGCCACGGCGGCCTACACGACCGCCTACGAGCCGGCCTACGGATCAGGGTCGGGCCGCGCGCAGAACGGGCAGGCGGCCGTCCCCGGCGCCCGGGACGGCCAGATGGCGCTGCCCCGCGCACAGTAAGCCACCAGGACGGGAGGACCGAGCTAGGATGCCCGCGCAGTTCACTTTGCCTCCCGACAACCGCAGCGTAGGATCCGGCAACCCGCCCGCCGACATGAACGCCGTGGTCGACGCGCTCACCGCGCAGGGCGCCGTCTACAACGTCCTCAACGCCGCCTACGCCGGCGGCGGCGACCCGGCCGGGACGAGCGATTCGCAGCCCGCATTCCAGGCGGCCGTCAACGCCGTGGCCGCATCGGGCACGGGAACCGGGATCGTCGCCATCCCGCCCGGGAACTGGCGGCTCAACTCCGCCGTCACCGTCAGCACCGCCGGGATATACCTGATCGGCGCGGGAACGTGGGCCACGACCCTGCTCTACTACGGGTCCGGTGACTGCATCCGCCTGTACTCGCCGCTCGGCTACGGCAACGGGTCACTGCCCTCGGGCGGCGGCGTCAAGGGCCTGATCATCGACGGCACGCACGCCTCGGCCGGGGCCTGCGGCCTGCACGCAGGCGACATCTACCAGCTGCAATGGGACGTCGGCGCCCGGTTCTTCCAGGGTTCAGGGTCTAAAGGGATCTGGTTCGACAACCAGTACTTCTGGGCCGAGGACATGTACGGCCACCTGTTCGTCGAGCAGAACACCACGAACCTGATCTTCGACAACTCCGCCAACCTGTCAGGCTCCGCGACGGGGAGCTTCGCCCGCCCGGACCTGACCGTCGTCCTGGACGCCAAGGGCGTCGGCGACGGGCTGGTCCTGAAGAACGCCGCCCAGTACTACGGCGGCAAGCTGATGCTCGCCGGGAACATGGACTACTCAAGCTCGGCGACGAAACACTGGGCGGTCACCGTCGCCGCCCCGGCCGGGTTCTCCTACACCGCGACGAACGCGAGCCCGTGCGTGTTCACCGCCGCCGGGCATTACTACGGCAACGGGACGAACGTCTTCCTGACCGGAGGCACCGCGCCCACCGGGTTCACCAACGGCACCAGCTATTTCGTGGTCAGCACGAACATCGGCGCGGGCACGTTCCAGCTGTCCGCCACGTCCGGCGGCGCCGCGATCAACAGCACCTCCACCGGGTCCGGGACCGTTAACGTCTTCCAGCCGACCACGCTGCAAAGCTGCGCGGTCAACATCAACGTGGAATGCAACGCGTCCAACGCGAACCCGCAGCCAGGCACGATCAACTTCACCTCGTCGTCGGCCGCCACCGGGAACAACAACATCAGCCGGTGCACCGGGGTCATCGACTTCTCCGCGAGCAGCACCGGGTTCGCCACGGCGGCCAACAGCAACGGGAACTTCCTCTTCGACGGCCCCGTCTACGGCGACACCCTCCTGTGGCGGTCCCTGGCACTCGGCGCTACCGCGTTCTTCAACGGGGCGCTGAGCAGCAGCAGCAGCATCCAGACCCGCGGCGTCACCCGCACCGTCGTCAACACCACCACGGCACTCACCGGGATGATCCTGCAATCGGGGAACCCGTCCGAGTCCGGGCTGATCGTGGCGGAAAACAACGGCACCGGGACGATCACGTTCGCCGTCGCCGCCACGTCGCACGTGAAGAACGGGGCAGGATGCGTCATCCCGCCGAACACCTCCATGATGTTCGAGTGGCGCCCGGACCAGGGGACCTGGTACCCGCTGGGATCGCAGTCCCCGGCGGACCCGCTGGCCCTGGAGCCATCCGGCGCGACCGGCGCGACGATCCCGCGGACCCAGTGCAACAACTACACCTCGGTGCTGACCAGCGGGCAGTCATATGTCTCGGCGATCGCGCTGCCCGGCGGCCTGCCAATCAGTAACCTGAACGTCCTGATCGGCAGCACCGGGTTCTCCGGCGTCACCCACGGCTGGCTTGCGCTGCTCGACAGCAGCCGTGTCGTTCAGGCGGTTACGGCCGACCAGACATCCAGTTTCGGCAGCGCGAACAACCCCCTGTCGCTGGCCGCCTCCGGCAGCTACGTCACGACCGCGCCCGGCCTGTACTACTTCGCGGTCTGTGCCGTCGCCTCGACCATGGGGACGATCCCTATCGGCAACCAGCCGCTGGCCGGCCCGAACAGCACGCCGCCGATCCTGGCCGGTACCTCCGGCTCGTCGCTGACTACCCCGCCGGCCCTGGGGTCGACCATGGCCGCGATCACCGCCAGCGGCACCTGGCGGTTCTACGGGTACACGAGCTGAGCGGACGGAGACTTGCCATGATCAGCGCAGGCGGCATGTACCCCATCGCGTTCGACGTCCTCGACGCGTCCGGCGTCCTCACCCACGCCTCCACGGTCACCCTCACGGTCACCCTCCCCGACGGGACCACCGCCACCCCCGCGATCACCGACGCGGCGGTCACCGGCCAGTACCGGCTGCCCTACCAGACCACCATCCCCGGCCGGTACACCGCCCACGCCGTCACCACCGGGCCCGTCACCTCCTGGGACGACGAGTTCGACGCCGCCGCCACCCCGTGGCCCGCGATGGTGTCCCTCGCCGACGCCAAGGCCCAGCTGAACATGGATCCCGCCGTCCACGTGTTCGACGACGAGCTCCGCGACTTCATCGCCTCCGCGACCGGCGCCGCCGAAGCGTACAAGCGCGAGGTGATCGTCCGCCGGGCCGTCACCGACGAACTCGAATTCTGCAGCTACGGCTACTACGGGTACAGGTACGGCTACGGGCACGGGCAGCGGTTCCGCCTCCGGTCCGTCCCGGTGATCTCCCTGACCTCCGTCGCGGCATGGGACGGCAGCATCACCTGGGACGTCACCCAGATGCGGGCCCGGCCGTCCGGCCTGGTCCGCGTCATGGCCGGCCCGCCCGTCACCGGCGTCGCCGACGTCACCTACCTCGCCGGCTACCAGCAGATCCCCGCCAGCTACAAGCGCGGCGCCCTGGTGATAGTCCAGCACCTGTGGGAAACCCAGCGCGGCCCGGGCACCGTCGCGTCCGGCGTCATCGGCACCGAGGAGCACTGGCGGCAGCCCGGCGAGTTCTTCAGTGTGCCGGACAAGGCCAAGGAACTGATGGGGCCGCCCCGCCCGGTGATGGCCTGATGGCCTGGTCGTCGCAGGTCCCGGACGCCCTGGCGGCGCTGCTGGCCGCGTTCCGCGCCGCACCCGCCCTGGCCGGCGCCGACGTCCGGGACGGCCCCGTGGTCACCGGGTCGGCGGCGCTGGAGGCCGTCCTCGTCGGCTGGTACGGGCAGGCCGCCGACCAGCTCGCCGCCGACGCCGCCGTCAGCCCGGAAGTCTTCGGCGACGCCGACGACCGGGAACTGTTCACGCTCCGGTGCGCCACCCTGGTCCTGGACGGCCAGAACGACATGACCGCCGCCCGGGCCCGCGCCTACGAGCTCCTCGCCGCGTGCGGCGCCGTCGTCAGGGCCGACCGCACCCTGGCCGGGACGGTCAGCGACTCCCACATCGGCACCCACGCGCTGCGGCAGGAACAACGCCCGGACGGCGCCGTGGCCACCGTCACCTTCACCGTCGCCTGCGACACGTTCACCGGCAGCTAGGAGACCCCCAGGATGCACCTGCCGTGGCGTGACATGCCCCCCGGTCTCGGCTGGCCGCCGATCTCCACGTCGCTGACCGGGGCCGAGGCGGGCCGCCTGGCTGAACTGGCGGACGGCCGGGACGTGCTCGAGGTCGGGTCGGCGTACGGCTACTCGGCGTGCGTGATGGCCCTGGCCGGGGCCCGGCACGTCACCGCGGTCGACCCGCACGCGTGGCTGGGCTCGCACGACGCGATGGTGTCGAACCTGGACGCGTGCGGCGTGGCCGATGTGGTGACGGTCGTGCGCGGCCAGTCCCCGGATGCCCTGGCCGGCCTCGGCCCGTTCGGGCTGGCGTTCATCGACGGCGACCACGGCGCAGCCGCGGTCATGGCGGACGTGGAGGCGGCCCGGAAGGTGCTGGCCCCGGGCGGTGTCCTGGCGGTGCACGACTACCTCGAGACGTGCTGCTGTCCCGGCGTGCAGCATGCCCTCGACGCGTTGTACCCCGCGGGGCCGTCGGAACTGGTAGACACCCTGTTCGTGGTGAAAACGTGAAGGTTCTGGTCACCGGGTCGTCCGGGTTCATCGGGCAGCACATGGACGCGGCGCTCGAGGCGCGCGGCCATGAGGGCGTCGCGTACGACAAGCCGGCCGGGGACGTGCTGAACCCGGACCGGCTCGAGTTCGCGTGCCGCATGTCCCATGCTGAGGCGGTCATCAACCTGGCCGGGGTCCTGGGCACCCCGGAACTGTTCGGCTCCGAGCACCGGGCCGCGCAGGTCAACATCCTCGGCGCGGTCAACGTGTACGACGTGGCGGCGAAGCTGGGCCTGCCGGTGGTGCAGATCGGCACCGGGCACAAGGGGCAGCCGAACCCGTACGCCATCACCAAAGGCGCGGCGGAGGACCTGGGGCTGGCCCGGGCGCGGTGGCTAGGCGAGAAGATCACCGTCGTGCGGGCGTACCACGTGTACGGCCCGGGCCAGCTCCCAGGCCCTCCGCACGGCCCGGCGGGCGTGCACAAGTTCTTCCCGACGTTCGCATGCCAGGCGCTGTCCGGTGAGCCGATGGAACTCTGCGGCGGCGGCGGCCAGCTCATCGACCCCGTGCACGTCTCAGACGTGGCCGTGGCCCTGGCCGACGCGATCGGCGGCCCGTACGGGCAGGTTGTGGAGGCGGGGTGCGGCAAGCCCGTCTCCGTGGAGCAGGTGGCCGCGGACATCGCCGGGGCGGCCGGGCGGATCCCCTGGCGGCTGGCCGCCGGCCCGGCCCGGCCGGGTGAGCCCCGGGACGCTGAGGTGGTCGCTAGCGCGCCCGCGTGCCGGAACCCGTGGCCTTACCTCGTCCCCGAGACAACGGAATGGTACCGGCAGTGGCTAGCCCGCTCGTTACCGCGGTGACACCCTCCTGGGGGCGACACGAGCTACTGCTGGACAGGTGCGTCCCGTCGGTCGCCGCACAGGACTATCCGGCCCTGGAGCATGTAGTCGTATCGGACGGACCGGATCCGGTCCTGCGGGAGAAGTTCGCTGGGCTGCCCGGGGTGCGGTTCGCCGAGCTCCCGGAGCATGACCCGGAGGCGCAGTGGGGGCATTACGCCCGGCTGCACGGCATCGACCTGGGCAAAGGCGAGTACATCGCCTACCTCGACGACGACAACTCGTGGCACTCCTACCACGTCCGGCTCCTCGTCAGGGCGCTGGAAGAGACCGGCGCGGACTTCGCCTACGGTCTGCAGGCGGTCCACGGCCGCGGCGAGTACATCATCGGCGCTAACCCGCCGGCATGCGGCCAGATCGACACCAGCATGATCATCCACCGCCGCGGCCTCCTCGACGTCGCGACGTGGCGGTGGCACCCGGGGATCCCCACGATCGACTGGGACCTGGTCGAACGGTGGATCGCCGCGGGGGCCACGTGGGTCCGCGTGCCGCACGTCACCGCCGACTACTACTTCCACTGACCATCCGCGCCTACCGGGTCTCCTGCCCCGCCCCCCGGGGCTGACCTGGCCAAGGGAGGCGAGGCGTGCGGTTCCACGGACGCAACGGCCTCGTCTACCTGTCCGTCCGCAACGGCGACGCGGCCAGCCCGCTCACCTACCTGAACTCCTGGGCGATCAGCTGGGCCCCCGACGTATCCGACGTCACCGTCATCACCGACACCCAGCACGTCTACGTCGAAGAGCTGCCCGAGGTGTCCGGCACCTTCACCGGGTTCCTCGACGACGCCACGTCCCAGACCTACCTCGCCGCCGTCGACGGGCTCAGCCGGGCCATGTTCCTGTACCCCGACGCGACCAACATGAGCCGGTACTTCTCCGGCCCGGTCCTAGCCGACCTGGCCGTCACCGGGGACGCCGCCGCGGCCGTGAGCATCGCCGTGAACTGGGTGGCCGCGGGCCTGGTCACCAGGACCGGCCCCGCCGGCATCTACGCCGCCACCTACACCGCCACCTACTGAGGGAGGGACCGTAATGCGCTGCCTGATGATCCACCCCGGCCCCAACTTCTCCGTCGCCGACGTCCACAACGGGTGGGCCGAAGCGCTCCGCGCGCTCGGCGTCCACGTCGCCGAATACAACCTCGACCAGCGCATCACCTTCTACGACTCATCCCTGATCGACACCGGCATCTACGACGGCGAAGGCCGCCCCGGCGTCCGCAAGGCCATGACCCGCGAACAGGCCCTCGACCTCGCCGCAAACGGGATCCTCTCCGCCTGCTACCAGGTCTGGCCCGACGTCGTCATCTTCACCTCCGCGTTCTTCACCCCCACGTGGATCCTGGAAGTCCTCCGCGCCCGCGGCCACAAGATCGTCATGCTGTTCACCGAGACGCCGTACCAGACCGGCATGCAGCTCGAGATGGCCAAGTACGCCGACGTCAACCTGCTGAACGACCCGACCGGCATCGAGCAGTACCAGGCGCTGTGCCCGTCGGTGTACGTTCCGCATAGCTACCGGCCCCACATCCACCACCCGGCCCCGGCCGGGTCGGCGAAGGAATGGGACCTGGCGTTCATCGGGTCCGGGTTCCCGAGCAGGGTCGAGTTCTTCTCCGCGATGAACCTCGCCGGGCTGAAGGTCCGGCTCGCCGGGCCGTGGATGGACCTCCCGGCGGACTCGCCGCTGCGGGACTACACCGACGAGGACCCCGAAGGCTGCGTCGACAACACCGACACCGCCGACGTGTACCGGGCGGCCGGGACCGGCATTAACTTCTACCGCCGCGAATCGGAGGACGGCCACGAAGGCGAAGGCTGGGCCGTCGGGCCCCGCGAGATCGAGATGGCCGCGTGCGGCCTGTTCTTCGCCCGCGACCCCCGCCCCGAATCCGACGAGCTGTTCCCCATGCTCCCGTCATTCACCAGCCCGGACGAAGCCGGGGACATCATCCGCTGGGCCATCGCCCACCCGGAAGTACGCGCGGAACTGGCGGCGAAAGCCCGCGCGGCCATCGCGGACCGGACGTTCGACGCAAACGCGAAGCGGCTCCTCAAGCTGCTCGACAACTAAGGGAGACACGGGAAAATGACGAGGCGGCATGGGCGCAACGGCGCCGTTTACATGGGAGCCACCAACGGCGCCGTCGCGGTGCCGCTCACGTTCCAGGCGGCATGGTCGATCAACATGGCCAGCGACCGCGACGAGGTCACCGCGTTCCAGGACGGCAACAAGGTCTACGTCGGCGGACTCCCCGACGCCTCCGGGGACTTCTCCGGGTTCATGGACGACGCCACGTCCCAGACCTACGTCGCCGCCACCGACGGATTGGCGCGCAATTTCTATCTTTACCCCGACGCAACCAATAGCCCCCTAGTTTATTGGTTCGGCACCGTGCTTGCCGATTTCTCCGCGGATGGCGCAGTGGCGGGTCCGGTAAACTTCAAATCCACTTGGAGCGCAGCCTCGAAAGTGCAGCGCTATACCGTATTCGGCGGTTTGAATACCTGATTCCTTTTCAGGTATTCAATGGCGGCCTCAAGTACGGCGGTATTGTCGCGGGCATAGCCGAGCATGGGGTTGCACCGGTCGCAGAGCAGGCCGCGGACCGCGCCGGTCGCGTGGTCGTGGTCGATGCTGAGCTGGCGCGGGCCGTCGTTGCCATTGCCGCAGATTGCGCAGACGCCACCTTGCGCCCCATGCAGGGCGAGGAATTCCTCGTGGGTCAGGCCGAATTCGCGCTCGCGTTTGCGGCGGACGATCTGGACTCGTTCCCGCTGCGGGCCTTCGGCGCTGTGCTGAGCGCAGTACTTGGCACCGCGTCCCCGGAGTTTCGGCTCTTCGCAGCGCGGCATCTGGCAGCCGGTCTTACCGCTGATGCAGCGTGTGCAGGTCCGGTTGATGCCGTGGAATACTACCCCGCAGATCTTGCACGGCCGGTCGCTGGCCTTGCATTCGTAGCATTTGCGGGCGCGTCCGCGGAGCGCTTTGCCGCAGGTGATGCACTGACGGTCAGTAGTGCGGCAGGGGCCGCATGTCTGGTTCGTGCCGCCGGGGAAGATGCTCCCGCACCGGGTGCAGGCCTTCTCGGTCATACCCTGGTACATGTCGGCGCTCCTTCGTAGCGTCGGCCACGCCCCGGGAGTGTTGACGCACTCGCCGGGGCCCTTGCATCCCGATCATATCCGCAGGTAGCGACATTCGAGGGAGGCGCTATGGCGGGCCTGGCTGACGCGGCGGCGGAACTGGAGGCCCTCGCGTTCCGGCTCCGCCGCGCGGGTGACGGCGAGCTCGTCCGGGAGGTCACCAGGGCGATGCGCGACGCCGTCGCCCCGGTGCAGGACGAGATCCGCGCCGGGCTGGCACCGGATCTGCCGAACCGGTACGCGGCGGCCCTCGACGCGGACCTGCGCCTCGGCGTCAACGTCCGCACGGGCGAACGCGACCCGGGCGTGGCCATCACCGGCCAGTCCAGGAGCAAGGCCCGGAAGCTCCGCAACCTGGACGAGGGCCGGCTCACCCATCCCGTGTTCGGCAACCGGGAGGAGTGGCGCACGCAGGAGCTGCCGTCGGTGCAGCCGGGGTGGTTCACCCGCCCCGCCGAGGCGGCCGGCCCCCGGGTCCGGGCCGGGATCGAGCAGGCGCTGGCAGACGTCGCCGACAAAGCAGTCAAGTAAGGGAGCCTGATGGCCAAGATCATCGTTGACGGCGAGACATTCGACTATGACTCGCAGAAGCAGTTGACGCATGAGGCGCTGTGGATCGAGGACGTCTACAAGCGGAATTACATCCAGTGGCAGGATGACATGACGGCGGGGGCCACCCGGGCGCTGTGCATGCTCGCCTGCCTCCTGTGGCGGCGTGACGGCCGGGACGTGGGCACGGCGTTCCAGGACATGCTCGACGGGAAGATCGAGTTCGACCTGAACGAGATGTGGGTCTCGATCATCGAGGCGGGCCAGGCTGCGCAGCGGGAGGCCGAAGCGCAGGACCCTACGACACCCGGCGACTCGTCGGGCCCGGCTGGTTCACCCACGACAGGCACCGGTACCTCGTCGTCTTCGCCCGCGAGTTCCACATCCGCCCGTGGGAAATCGGGCTCCTCGACGTCGCGGACTTCGAAGCGCTGATCGACGCGGCCGAGGAAATGATGGACGGCAGCTAGTCCCTGCGCGGGATCGCGCCGTCGGCGACGGCGACGGCGGTGAACATCGCGAAGCCGAGCGCCCCGAGCAGGGCGGGCAGCCAGAGCCCGGCGTCAGGGTTGCCCCAGCGCCTCCCGAGCTTGCGCCCGGCGAAGACGAGCGGCACCCATACGAGCAGGTACACGATCACGACTGCTGCGGCCATGGCCCCATGCTGCCACGTAACCAGGGAAGGCGGGTGACCGGGTGGCCGGCCAGTCGATCACCTTCGACTTCCTGACCCGGGGCGCTGACAGTACCGCCAGCGGCTTCCGCAAGGTCGGGGACAATACCGTCCTGGCCGCGCGGGGTGCCCGCGTGCTGTCGGATGCGATCGAGAAGCTCGGGAAAAAAGAAGACCGCACCGCCGCCGAGTCGGTGCTGCTAGCTAAAGCTTTGCGGCAAACCGGCGACGCGGAAGACCGGGTCGCTGCCCGGGCCGTCGTCGCCGACGCCGCGATCCGCCGCCTCGACGACGCGATGCAGGACACGAACAAGCACTCCGGGGAGTTGGGCAAGACCCTCAGCGGACTGAAGCTCAACCCCGGCCTGGTGGGGCCCCTGCTGGCGCTCGCCCCGGCCATCGCGACCCTCGGCGGGGTAGGTGCCGGGGCCGCCGCCGGGCTGGGCGGCGCGTTCATCGCCGGGGGTGCCGCCCTGGCCGCGTTCGGGGCCGTCGCCAAGCCGGTCCTGTCCGACGCGAAGAAAGCCGCCGGGGCTGTTGAGAAGGCGCAGAACGCCTACAACACCGCCATCTCCAACGGCGTCGCGCCGTCCAAGGCGTTCAAGGCCGAGCAGCTCGCCATCTCCAAGGCATACGCCGGCATGTCCCCCGCCCAGATCGCCCTGTCAAAGCAGCTCGGCGACATGGCGAACGCGTGGGACAAGGTGAAGACCGCGGAAACCCCCGTGGTGACCGGGGCGCTGCAGCCGTGGCTGAAGTCCGTCACCGGCCTGACGTCCGCCCTCGGCCCCATCATCGCGAAGATCGCCCCCGTCATCGCGTCCCTCGGCGGCCAGTTCAACTCCCTGGTGAACTCGTCCGCGTTCAAGGGATTCCGCGACTTCATCGGCAGCACAGGGTCAGCGGCCGTGTCCGCCGGCGGCTCCACGATCATCGACCTGGTCAAGTCGTTCATGATCCTGCTGCCGAAGTTCGACCCGCTGATCCGCGAGGCCATCGGCTGGATCTCCCGGCTGGGCCCGGCGGTGCTGTCGTGGGCGTCCAGCAAGAAGGCCGCCGATGACATCACCAGATTCCTGCAGTGGTTCTCTAAGAACGGCCCTGTCGTCGGGGGGCTGCTGAAGAACATCGGCGGGGCGCTCGCGGCGCTGGCGCCCGGGCTGACCTCCGGCGGGGCGCTGGAACTGAAGGTGATCAGCGGCTTCCTCGGCCTGATCGCGAAGCTGCCCCCGGCGATAGCGAAGCCCCTGGCCGAGGTGGCCGGGGCGGCGCTGATCCTGTCCAAGCTGGGCGTCCTGAAAGTCGGGCTGCAGGTTGTCGGCCCGGCGGTCAAGTGGCTGTCCGGCGGCCTGATCAACCTCGGCGGCGGCGCGGCAGCCGGAGCCGAGATCCGCGCCGCGATGGTCTCCGGTGGCGCGGCTGCTGCTGCGGAGATCCGCGCGGCGCTGGCGGGCGGAGGTGCCGCCGCCGGAGCAGAAGGCGCGGCGGGCGGCGCCGCCGCGGGCGCGAAGGGGAAACTGCCGCCGATAGTCACGCCGTTCGCCGAAGCTCTGGGGCCGGTCCTGTCCGGTATCGTCGTCGGCGCTGCCATCAAGGCGATCGGCGACACGCTATCCCCCAAGGGCACCTTTGCCGGGAAGCTGAACCAGAATCTCCAGAAACTCGCCGGGACCGGGGGCGGCCTGTTCTCGACGAGCCTGCTGCACTCGTTCACGTTCGGCGGCCTCGAAGCCAAGCTCACCACATCGGTCGGGCTGCCGGTCGGGAAGGTGCTGAACGACGTCGGTTCCGGCGCCAAGATCTGGGGCAAGGGTCTCGTGTCGTCCGTCGGCGGGTTCTTCTCCAGCATCGCGCACGGCGCTGCCATCGCGTTCGGCAACGTGGGCGACTCCGCGAAGTCGGGGTTCGGCGTGGCCGGCCAGCACGCTGACACCTTGCGGACGAGAAGCCTGGTCCCGCTACAGGGAGAGGTCGGCCGGGTCTCCGGCGGCATCCAGGGGCTGTCCGGCATCATCCAGGGCACCATGCTGAACGCGCTGCGGGCAGCCGGGGCGAAGTCAGACGCGCTGCGCACCCAGAATCTGTCCCCGCTCCTCGGCGAGGTCGGCAAAGTGTCCGGCGGCGTCCAGGGGCTGCAGCGGTCGATCGACGCGATGCACGGCAAGACCGTCAACGTCGGCGTCCACGCCAGCGGCAGCGGCGGGATGACGTTCACCCAGAAGGTCGCCGCGTCGATCTCCTCGGGCGGGTTCTCGCTGCGGTCCCTGGCCGGCGGGGGCCTGGTCAGGATGGGCTCCGGCCCGACCGCTGATGACGTACCCGCCATGCTGTCCCGGGGTGAGCTGGTCGTGCCCGCGCACATGGTGAAGGCGGGCGCCGCCGACAACCTGCGCGGCCGGATACCCGGGTTCGCGGGCGGCGGCATCGCGGGCGTTGTCCCGTTCGCGGCAGGCGCGGAGTACGACTTCGGCCGGTCGGTGGAATCCGCCCTGCTGCGGGCCGAGTTCGCGAACCTCAAGGCGGCGGTGGCTGCCGCCGCCAAGGCCAAGGCCGCGGCGGCGTCCGCCAGCGCGGTCGGCGCGCTGGGCGGCCCCACCTCGGCCAGCGCCAGCCAGGCGCAGGCGTACGCCTCGGGCCGCCTCGGCGCGTACGGGTGGAGCGCGGCCCAGATGAAGCCGCTGATCCTGCTGTGGAACCAGGAGTCAGGCTGGAACCGTTTCGCCCGCAACCCGTCCTCCGGGGCGTACGGGATCCCCCAGGCGCTGCCACCCGGCAAGATGGGCGCGGCGGCGAACCCGCCCACCTCGAGCGCGGCCGCGCAGATCAACTGGGGCCTGTCCTACATCAAGGGCCGGTACGGCTCCCCCGCCGGCGCGTGGGCGCACGAGATCTCTAACAACTGGTATGGCAAGGGCGGCCTGGTCCCCGGGTATGCCTCCGGCGGGTCGGTCGCGCAGCAGGGCCGGCAGTACCTGAACGCGTGGCAGACCCGGCACGGCGGCCCGTACGCCCTCGCGGTAGGGCCGAAGGTCCTGAACGAGCAGATCCCCGAGATGCAGGCGGCGATCGGGCGGGCCGCGACGCTATCGCACGCGGGCGGCCTGTCCGCCGGGCAGCACAAGTTCTGGGCGAACGCCGCGGCTGGCGAGAAACGGCTGCTGGCCACGCTGCTCAAGGAGCGGACCACCGAGCGGGCCTGGCGCACCCAGCTCGGCCTGAACGAGCTCGGGCTCGACAAGGAGATCAAGGCGGCGGGGAACCTCAAGTCGCTCGCCGGGCCGGTCAGGGGCTGGAAGGCGCAGCTGGGCCGCGACAAGGCCACCGTCACCGCGATCTCCAAGATGCTGGGGTACTCCGACGCGTACATCAAGGCGCACCCCGCCCCGAAACCCGGCCCGGTGCTCCCGAAGATTACCCACACCTACGGGGGTGACGTGGCCAACAACCTGGGGGTTGTCCTCGCCGCGGCCCTCGGCCCGTTCACCGGCGCCGCACGCGGCGGCCTGGTGATGGACTCAGGCGGGACGCTCAGGCCCGGGTTCAACCCGGTGTGGAATATGACCGGCCGCCCGGAGCCGCTGGTACCGGCCCGGTCCGGCGGCGGGAAGCTGCAGATCGAGTGGGTCGGCGGCAATGGCGGCGACGACCTGGAACGCTGGATCCGCAAGAACGTCCGGATCCGGGGTGGGGGTGACGTGCAGAAAGCGTACGGGGCGCATTGAGTCAAGGCGGCGAGCCGCTAGGCGTCATGCGCTCGTGCCGAACAGGATGCGCTTGATGTCGGCCGCTCTCTTGTGGGCATTTGGGGGCACTTTGGTTATGTGCCACCAGCCGCATGCGCATTCGTACGCATACCGGCGGCTGCCGAACTGCTGCTCCCATCTGCCTGCCGCGATGGATGCGGCGTGCTCATCCGTCCAGCGCAGCTTGCCCTGCTCGGCGCATGCGGAAAGCTGGCGGATGTGACTTTCCCGCCGGCCGTGCCGCTTGTTCTTGGCGTTGCGCTTGCATGCCTGGCTGCAAAACCGCTTTTCGCCAGCGCCGAGGAATACCTGGTCGGCTCCATCCCAGCAGAACACGCACCCGCAGTGCTCGCAGGTCATGGTCCGGTCATCAGCGCCACTGCGACGGTCAGGCAGAGCCCCGCAGCAGAGATCGGCACCGAGCCGAGTATCACGCCGATCAGGAACACCGCCTGGGCGATCTTGTAGACGAGCTGCCCCCAGGCCGGCATACCCGGCGGCCAGGCCACCCACCGCGCCAGCCGCCAGAACTGCCCCGCCTGCTCCCGCAACGGCATCACGGCGCGGCGGCCGGCGGCCGCTGACTGGTCAGGTGCCACCAGCCGCACGCGCATTCGTACGGATAGCGGCGGCTGCCGGGGTACCGCCAGCTAATCAACTCAGCGACCAACGCGGCGCTTTCCCTTGTCTCGTACCGCTTTTTCTGCCGCACCTTGCATGACTCCAGTTGCCATCTCGGGGATGATCTGCTCAACGCGCGCTCCTAGACCGGCGACGGCGGCGGAGCTTCCGCCAGATGCCGGGCACCAGGTCAGTCAGCACATCGGCGATCAGATCAAACAGGGCGTCCATCGGGTTCCTCCTCGTACCGCTCAACATTGATCACCACGGCGGCAGGCTTGCCCTGCCGCGTGATGAGGGTCGCCTGGCCGGTGAGGCGGGCCCGGTCGACGATCTCGCCGAGAGTGCGCCGCGCTTGATCGAGGCTGACTTGCTCCATGCTCACGATTATGAAGGTTCGTAAGGATATAGAGGCGGAGTGACACGCCGGGATTCATTGCCGAGGACGGGGTGAACTGCCATCGCTGTATTCCCAGGCGCGGGTGCCAATAGCCTCGGCGTCAAGGTCGAGCTTCTGAGCATCGTTTCCGCCGGCGTGTGGACCGATATAACACAATTTGTCCGGTTGCGGAACCCGATCACGATCAGCGGGATGGGCCGGGCCGACTGGACGTCGACGCTGCAGGCCGCCACCCTCACCCTGACCCTGGCCAACGACGGCCGGTTCACGCCCAAGCTCGCCGCGGGCGCCTATTTCCCGAACATCACCCGGAACGTGCAGATCCGCGTGTCGGTCAACGCGACATCCGTCACGGCCGTGGCGTACTCCGGGTTCCGGTTCTGGGGCGAGGTCGCTGAGTGGCCGCCGAAGTGGAGCACCTCCGGCCGGGACGTCTACGTGGACATCACCGCGAATGGCATATGGCGCAGGATGTCGCAGCTGGCCACCAGCCTGGGCTCCGCGTTCCAGCGGTACAACTCGATTACCCTGACCGGGACGAGCCAGCCCCGCGCGTACTGGCCGATGGAAGACGGTACCGGCTCCGGCCAGCTCGTCTCCGTCGACTCGACGGCGGGCACGGCGAACGCGGTGCAGTCGTTCGTCACCGGGCAGGCCGGGCTGTCGCTGGCCGCGTGCACCGACTTCAAGGGCTCCGACGGGATACCGCAGCTCAACGCCGCGAAGATCACCGCGACCGTCCCCGCCGGGGGCACCGCGACCAACAACGTGACCCGGTTCCTGATCTCCGTCCCGGCCGCCGGGGACTCCGCCAGCGGCACCACCAACTGGAACGTCGCCGAGATCAACAGCGCCGGCACCATCGCCAAGTTCGAGGTGTACCTCAACGCCACGGGCACGCTGCTGGTGCAGCTCCGCAACTCCGGCGGGACCGTCGTCGCGTCCGGGACCACCACGACGAACGTCAAGGGCAAGCCCGTCCTCGCGTCGTGCGAGCTCACCCCGTCCGGCGGCAACGTCGCGTTCGCGTTCAGGATCATCACGCCCGGCGCGGCGGGGATCACCGAGTCGCTGACCGGCACGGTGACCACCGCGTCCGTCGGCGCGGTCTCCACGGTCGTGTGCGGCCGCGCCAACGTCCTCATGGACACCGCCGTCGGCCACCTGAGCGTGACCTACGGCGCGGTCCCGCTGATGGTCCCCGCCGCGTACGCGCTCGGCGGATACACCGGCGAGTTCGCCATGGACCGGTTCACCAGGATCTGCGGCGAGATGGGCATCGCCGCCGAGACGATCGGCACCGCGTCAGCGACCGCGGCGATGGGCCCCCAGATCGACGACACCCTGACCAACGTCCTGCAGTCCGTCGAGGACACGGACCTGGGACTGCTGTTCGAGTCCCGCACCCAGTTCGGCCTCGGCTACCGCAGCCTCACGTCCATGGCGAACCAGTCGGCCGCCGCGACGATCTCCTACACGGCGGCCCGGATCGACCCGTCCCTGTCCACCGCGTTCGACGACTCCCTGACCCGCAACAACGTCACCGTCACCAACCAGTCCTCCGGGTACACCCAGCAGGCCATATTGACGGTCGGCGCCATGTCGATCCTGAACCCGCCGTCGGGGATCGGGAACGGGTACGCCTACCAGCGGACCGTGAACGCCGCCGCCGACTCCCAGATCGCCGGGATAGCCAACTGGCTCCTCAACGTCGGGTCCGTCGACGAGATCCGGTTCCCGGTCATCACGATCAAGATGGTCCGCGCGGAGAACGCCTCCCTGTTCGCCGCGATCCCCGGCCTCCGCCCGGGTGACTACGTGCAGATCACGAACCCGCCGTCGTTCCTCACCGCCTCCACGGTCAAGCAGCTGGCCGTCGGGTACACCGAGACGCTCAGCGGCACACCCCGGGAATGGACGTTCAGCTTCAACGCCGTCCCCGAGAGCCCGTACGAGACCGGGTTCTCCGCCGGGACGGTGCAGACGGCGCAGCTCCCCGGCAGCGGCGCGGTCACCTCCACGGCGCCCGGCGCGGGCGGCCTCGGCGGGCTCCTGCAGAACGGGTCGATCACCCCGTCGATGCTGAACCAGGGCATCACCGTCAAGACGCTCGGCGGGAACCTCACCACCATCTCCGCGTCCGCCCCGGCCACCCCGAACACGAACGACATCTGGATCGCCAGCGCCACCGGGCTCATCAGCCAGTGGAACGGGACGTCGTGGGTGCCGTTCAAATTCGACGCGTCCGCCACCATCCAGGCCGCCACCATCGTCGCGTCGAACATCGCCGCGTCGACCATCACCGCCAGCCTCCTCGCCGCCGGGATCGTCGTCGCCGGGATCGTCGACGCCACGACCGTCGAGGCGGCCCAGTACATCGCCACCTCCGCGCAGGGCGAGTTCCTCGCCTACGACGTGTCCAGCCCGACGACCGGGCACCTCGTCAACTCCATCGCCGGGTCAGCCGGCACCGACAGTGCCAGCAATCCCTACCCGAAAGGGCTCTACAGCCAGCAGCTCACCCTGGCCAGCCAGTCAGGAGCCCCGACGGGGGTCTCCGGGTCGTCCGTCCTCTACACCAGCAGCGGCGGCAGGCTCCGCTACCTGTCCAGCACCGGCAACGACCTGGTCCTCGACCGCAGCGTCCTGGACCTGACGACCCACTCGATGGGCACGCAGACCGCCGCGCAGGTCATGTCCAGCGCCATCAGCTATTTGGCGAACGAGGCGCAGGCCGGGTCCGAGTACGAGATCGAGATCGACGGCACGATCACCACGCCGTCCTCCACCACCACGAGCCTGCCCACGTACAATTTCAGTTTCTTCATCGACGGGTCCGGGACGGGAATCAACAACGTCACGATCGGCGCGGTCATGCTCTCGTCCGGCCTGACGATGGCCTACACGCTGCGTGTCCGGCTGACCCTCAACACGATCGGGGCCGGAGGGTCCGGCAACGTCGCCTTCGACGGCGGGATGGTCGTCCAGCTCAACGGGGCCACCCAGTTCAACCTCTGCAACCCGTCGCCGACCACGGCCCA